CTGCCTGAAGACCGTCTGAAAGCGTCTGCCCAAAGGCATTAAAATCTGCCTGATATTGGCTTAATATCGCAGAGGTCGCTCCAATCTGCCCTTGCATAGCCGATTGTTGCGTGGCTAACACCCCTATTTGAGAAGCCATCTGTGCTACACCGATTGCCGCACCAGCCGTTGCAAAAGAAGGGATAGAATTGACCGCTTGCTTACCTTCATAAATGGCTATTTCCTGACGGGCTTTTTTAATGCCCGATTCCGACATCGTTAAACGTGTAAACCAACCACCATTGTCATATTTTTCCACAGAACGTTTATTCTGTTCATAAAGTGTTTTTTCTTGTTCTGGTGTTGCCATACCTTTCGATTTTGCATAAATAGCAGAAGAGTAATCTGATTTTACTTTTTTCGTCTCTTCGCTCTCATCACCATTAAGCATCGTTGCAACACCAGCAACGCCCGCAACGCGAGATCCCCACGTTAAAGCCTTTCCAAACTTACCACCACCCACTTTCGGCGAGCCTTTGCTTTTACTGCCTAAGTCGCCAATATCAACACCACCCAAGCCACCATCCTTTTTACGACCAAGCAACGAAATCGCCCCCGCTGCGGAAAGTGCTGCCGCACCAAGTGCCGCAATCCCTGTACCAGCACCAGCCACCGCAGCCGTCAAATCAGGATATTTGCTCATATATTCTGAAAGCGTTTCTGCTGTGCTGCCTAACGCATTATTAAAACCTGATAACCCTTCCATCTGCCCAAATTCGAACTGTGCTTTGGCTTTTTCGGTTTTAAAATCGTTGGTATCGGCAATCACTTTGTAAGAGGTTTCGGTTGCTCCCTCACTTTTTGCCACACTTTCCTTGACCTCTTGCCCTAACTGCACATTGTTACGAATAGCAAGTAATGCCATCAACGCTTGACGGTCAGAAATAATCTGTCCAATCGCTGTCCCTTCAGCCATTGTGGTCATCTCATCTAAAATTTTCGCCTGATCTTCTTTCTTGGCATTTTTCAAACGAGCCTGTAATTTTTTATAACCTGCATCACTGCCAATCACATCGTCCATAATGGAAGTAAAGGCTTCTAGCGAGTTTTTCCCTTGGCTTTTGTAAGTCTCCATAGATTTGAGGTAATTGATACTTCTTTTTTTGCCTTTCTGGTCGGTGTACTCATACTTCTCAAGGCGTTCAACGGTCTCTTTTGATGTGATTTTAGAAAGCAAATTGACCAAGTTATTGCCCGCTTCATCATTTGTGCCAGCTGTCACGCGAGCTTGCTGGTTCGCAATCAAAAGAGCTTCAAACCCTTCCAAGCCTTTTAAACCCATCTGGCTTGCTGCTGCCATCTGTTGTGGCAACCAACGAGCCATATCTTGCAACTCAAATTGCCCAGCTTGCCCAGCAGCAATTGCCATATCTAGTGCCTTGCCAATATCTGCCTCTTTAATCCCATTTTGCAAGGCAGAAATGGTAATCGCTGCTAAATCTTCAGGACTTGCGCCAGTTGCTGTAGCCCCTTTTTGTAAGGTCGGTAACAAGCTAATCGCAGTCTCTGCTTTCATACCCGACGCGAGCAACGTGTTCAGTGAACTCAAGGCTTCTTCTTTCGTCCCTCCGCCTGTTTCCACAGAGGTTTTTACGGCTTCGTGTAACTGTTTCTTGCCTGCAATTCGCCCTTCTGCATCACGGTCTGAAAAGGCTGTATTGGCTACCATTGCCAATTCACGGTCATAGCTCATCGCCTTTTTCACAGGTTCGCGCAATACCATAGCCCCAGCCATTACGCCTGCACCCACAGCAGCCACACTACGCCCCACATTCGCCACCCGCTGCCCTAACGGTTGCTTGCCCATCTCCGTACGCAATTCACGCTCTTTACGGATCACCGCTTCACGGGCTTTTGCTAAATCTCGGGCAGATGCCGTGCCACTTTTTGCTAACGTCTGATAAGCCTGCTGCGTTTTACGTAGCTCAAACTGCAAATCTCGCTCGGTTTTAATTTCCAGCGTTTTCTTCGCTTGAGCCACCCGCTTGGCGTGCATTTCGGCTTTTGTGACTAACTCTTGCGAAACCTGTGCTGTTTTCTTTTTTGCTTGCTGTTGTTCGTTCTCACTTTGCTTAGTGCTATTTTTAATCTCCTCGTTTACACGCTTGGTTTTATTTGCAACCGCTTGCACACTAGTACTGGCTTGGTCTTGTACTTTAATTTTCAGACTGAGATCTAAATCTGTCATCTTTAACACCTCTTTAAACCCTGTTTAAAATTGCAAAAAAAGCGGCAAATTAAGCCGCTTGTTGTCGTTGTTTGAGCTCACTGAGCGGAATACGAGCCGATACTACAGCCCCATCGCCCTCGCCTTTCGGTTTTATCCCTTGGCTTTCCAAATAGGTGTCTACCCACGCCATCACTTCCTGCACAGGCATTGCCCACACTGCTTGTGCGGTAAAACCAAATTTCGCCAGCACCATCACCGCTTGCCGATAATTTGCCAGTGCCGATTTTAGACTGGGGCGTTTGTCTGTTCCTCGTCCGCTTTTAAATCCCCAGCGAGCATTCGCTTTTTTCGCAAGTCCAAAATTAAGCCCGAAATCAAGCCGTAATCATCAGTGGTTAAATGCTCCAGCAAGTAATGCGGCGTAAGCACCTTTTGGGGAATCCCCTCCACCTCAATCTGCTCACGCAAATAAGCAAATTCAGCCAGCACTTCACGCACTCGTTCAGGCGTGTTTTCAGGTAGCTCAAGCGTCTCAATGGTTTCCAACGCACGGCATTCCGCCCCCATCGTAAGTGCCGATACTTGCACCGTATAATAGAGCTGCCCTTGATAGGGCAAGCCCAACAATAAATTGCCAGTAACCGTCAATTGCATTACTCAACCACCTTCTCAAGTGCACCCAGCTGAATATCCACCACGGCTTCATTATCTACCGTGTAGCTTTCGCCCACTTCAGTCGTAAAGCAGCCTCGGTAAGTGGTGCGTTTATCCGCTTGATTAAGCGGGTAAAGCGTTAATTTAGCGTCCGTGATATTATCCCAATCAATCTCGGAACCATCAGTCGGTTTTACCGCCGTAATCGAAAGGGTATATTCCGCAATACCCTGAATAAACCCACGCATACGTCCCGAGCTATTTAAGGTTTTCACCCCTTTACGCCCCGTGTTCACTTTCGGATCGCACTTCGTGACTTCGACTTCTCGACCGTCCACTTCAAGGACGATTGCCCCAATATATTCCATCTACCCCTCCCCTTATGAAACGAGCATCACTTTAGTTGCCAACACGTGCAAGCCTTTCACAACATCCGCAGGTACTTCGGCATCAATACGGCTATCATCTTGCGGATTCACCACACAGATTAAACGAGCCTTGTTTTCTGCCACGTTTTGCCAAATCTCCAGCTCTTCGAGTTTAAACATCACATCCAAAATCTCCGAACGCACCTTCGCAGGCGTTTTCTTCTTCACCAATTTTGAACGACCAAAACGCAATGCCAAACGTTGTTCAATCGCCTTACGCCCATAATCTAACGAACGAATCGTACCAAGCTCTAAATAACTTGGATCATCCACACCTGTTGGCGATTTGGTGTAAGTGGTAATCGCACGCATAATCTGCACACGATGATTGACAATGTTCAGCGGGGTCAAACCGTTGAAAAGGGCTTGATTATATTCCGCCCACGTTGGAATCTGAGCATCATTGACCAACGCCAAACCTCGTACGGGCAGCGTATTTAACGGACGAGCAGGATCTTCCTCGCTCGCAATCACCGCCGCATAACCTGCCGCTAACATTGCATTTGATTCCACTGCACCTTTATACCACGCTACTGTTAAACGTTCAGAATTAAGGGCAGAGGTAAACGTTGTACCTGTGGCTAACGTACCACGCCACGCCATCACACCAATTGCTGGTTTCTTCGCGGTCGGAGCAGATACGGCTTCCAAATGAGCCTTTAACGCAGCTGCATTGTCCGTATCCGTAAACGGGCTGACAATCACGTTGTAATGCGTCCCTGCCACACTTGCCAAAGCGGTCGTAATATCAGGATTTTGCTGACCGTTCGCCATTGCCGACAAATTAAGGCTTACTCCCGTTGCGGTATTGGTAGAACTCAACGTAATCTCATTACCTAGTTCGCCTTTGCTTTTTGCCTTTAACGTCAACACTTTTTCGTTGACCGTTGCGGTGACGGGGCTATCGGCTTGTGCATTAATTAAAGCCGCTAAACGGGTAGCAATGGCGGTATCATTCTCGCCTTTAGCAATGGCAAGCGGATATTTCACACCTGCAATCACAAGCGTTAATACCCCTGCCACGCTTGCCGTACCTGTCACTGTTGCCGAACCTGTTGCCGCTACACCTGCCGAATGATCAAGTAAACCAACCACCGTCAAATTCATATTCGGGTTATTTTTCAATGCCTGACGTACCATTAAATGCGCCCACGACCCTGCTCCGAAATGATTTGCCGCTTCCACGTCCGAATACACCTTAATCGGTGCCGAATAACTACCAGAGGCAAGTTCCATCGTTTGTGGGGCAAGAATCAACACCTCTTGCGGATTGACGGGCAATGCCGTCACCGCTTCTTTATTGTCATATTCCGTATAAACTCCAGGAAAGCGAATACTACTCGGAATCTGATTAAATTCGATATTTGACATTATTTATCCTCGCCATTGTTTGCATTGCGTTCTACTTTTTTGACCGCTTGCGTCTTATCCACTAGCAAATCCCCATCGGCAATGCGGCGTAAATAATAAGTGGTTGCTTCCACCTCTACCGCTTGCTCATCTGTAATATACTGATGCGGTGCATCTTCCATCGGCACACGCACGCCCTTTGTTGCTATTACTTTCATAAATCCACCTTAAAGCCCATTTGGGCATTGCTATCAGGCTCATAAATTCGCCCATCAACCCCTGTCAATTCAGGCACTTCACTTAACTGCCCACGATAATGTTTAAACAGGTATTCAATATTTTCTTTATCGTCCGAACCTTCAGGAAATAACCCATCATCTAACGCAGGAGCTTGGTGATAATTCATTTCAAACTCCACCGAATAGGCAGAGAGCTTTTCCGCTTTCACTTCAGCATTATTCCAAAGCGTCCGTACCCGCAACGGCTTAATCGGCTCAACCAATCCATCTAGCGTTTGGTTAATCAGCAAATACTTCACCGCTTCAATCAGCTGATTTGCCCCAATTACACGCTCATCACCGTGTCTGCCTGCAGCATCACTGCGATAAGAACGGGTAAGCACCAACACCACAAAAATGTCGCTATTTTTAAACCGCTTGCCACTATTCATCCCCACGCTCATAGGCGTAATTTTTGAGCCACC